GGAAAAGCTGCTTTTTTATGTTCCTTCGTGTGATTGACTCGACTAAATAATTATATGCTGTCGATAGAATTGCATGCAAAACAAACTATAAAAAAATGGTTGCGTGATAATGAAATCGATATTCGTATCATCCAAAAATGTACAAACATACTTCTCAATCAAATTCGGCGACACAACAAGTGGGTCTTTCCTGAGATTGAGATTAAGAGATATAAGAACGCAAACAGCAGTGGATATTATTTTGGGTTTGACGAGCTTTACTTGACTGGAAATCTAGATCAGAATGGTTGGAGTAAAGAGAAGAGGTTTGATACATTTGTAAGTCATTATCTTCATGAGCTTAGACATTGGATACAGGATAACATGCTGGGGGTATCTGAAGAGAAGTTAAACTACACAGATGAAGATGTTGATAAAGAGCGACCTACATACTGTCAAAATAAATGGGAAGTAGATGCTCGACGATTCGAAAGACGATATAAGAAAGAATTCATTCAACTGTATCACATTCTAGAGAAGTTATCCAAGAAAAAAGATTTGCGTTAATTTCAATTATACTATTGCTCTAATTTTTATAAGGGTAAATAATATTATGAGATTCAATCAACAAGTACTTTTAAAGCATGAGCATGGAATTACTGCTCAATGGATGGCGTCAGATTATTCTAACATGGCGATCGCAACCTATCAACAAGAAAAGGGGACAGGGACAGATGTTGATGGTAACCAAGTTGTTCTTAAAAAATGGGTCATGGTAAATTGCTCTGGACCTTGGACAGGTTTAAGTGAGGATGGAAAGTCATTAGTTATTAATGGGATGTTTGACGCAGAGAGAAAAAACATATCAGGAGAAGCGACAGTTATTCTTACCTGTCTTAATGCTACGTTAGGTGGTGAGAAGGCTCTTGATGGTTTTTGGCAGGCTCAAAAGATAGGTTTCTGATTTGATTAATTTTACCCTGAATTAATCAATTGATTAATTCTCTAGCTTTCCTATTATATTGAATATGGATTGCATTTGTGGTAATACTATCGAACCTGCAAGGGTTGAATTTGGTCTTAAGATCTGTAAGTCATGTGCCTTTAAAGGTCGAGGACCTTCTCGTAAGAAAGGTATTATGGTATTTGGTCATAAGACTGGCGGTGATTGTCAGATTGTAAGTCAAGAGAACTTCGCTGATTATCGCCGCCTCAACCCTTATGGTAAGTTATCCGGTCGTGGATCGGGCGTGCATGTTGTATCACCTAAAGCTAAATAATTATATGAACCCATCAGAATTCGAAAGAACAAAACCTACCCAAACATACGCTGCTTTAGACGGTATGATTAGTAAGTATCGACGTATTGTAAATGAGCATACCTATAACGGTCAATCGTTAATTATGGAAGGTACAGATAGTGCTCAGTTGCATTTAGCTCAACAAGTTGTTGCTGAGTTAGAAAACGTTAAAGCGTTATTTGTATCTGGTCGATGAGAAATATATATGTTTATATGATCCTCGGGCTTATTAGCTGGGGGATCATTTTTCTTTTTATATATGCGTTCTTGTGGTTACTTAGATCTGCTTTCTAAGTAATAGTCATTTCCTCATTAGTGTCGTAGTAAGGAGTTATTTTCTTTAACTCCTCTTTTAATCTCTCTTTTATCTTATCTTTTAACTTCTCATCTTTAATATCTGTGTTGAGGATGTCAACCTTATAATTATTATTAATTTTTTCTGGGAAGCTAAATTTAGACAGTTTATCGATAGTATCGATATATGTTCTTTGACCAATAGGATAAGACCAGATAAGATCCTTGTCTCCGATATGATAGTTATAATGAGCTAACATATCGAAATAGGACATTACTTTGTTGTAGAGTTTAAAACCTTTTATCTTAGCATTATTAATAAAATACTTCTTAGGTTGTTGTAACCTATTCGCTAAGGTGAGATAGAATGGAGTACTTACTGCTCCGACATATAAACCAGTTCCTAAAATGTTATCTAAAGCAAATGTACCTGCGGAGAAATTGACTGTTTGATAATGACTTCCATTCACATAAAGCTCCATATAACCTTTCCTCAAAGATACATTAACAAAGAAATGATTATAACCAGAATTCAATGTTGTAATATCAAAGTCAATTGAACTCTTCACTCTAGGAATAACTCCAGAGGAAGAAAATTTTGGTTTTGCTTTTATTACAACTTTAAGTCTGTTCTTATTAGCACCTGTATTTCTTAGGTAATAATATGATGTAACAGATTTAGTGAGTTTTAAATTTCCTAGACTAGGTTTTCCTGGGCCACTATTAAAGAACTTTTTAGAGGCTATAATTTCTAATCTTTCATTAAGTTTAGTTAATCGAAAACCGTCATTAAATTCTTGTATAAACAAAATATATTTTTTGTAGACTCCATCTTCGAAGTCACAAATTATATCCATGTAAGTTTGTTGGAAAGGAAAGTTATTAATATCGCAAAATTCTCTTGTGCGCTTCAATTTGCGATTATTATCTAAAATAGAAATGATATTATTATCATGTAGTACAACAATGTTGTCATTGTCGTCAATTATTACGCCATTAATTTTTGTTTTAATACCGAGACCAGCTTTTATAGAATCAGTTAAAGACTCAGAATAGTTAAGAGGGTCAGCATTTTTTTGTACATAGTTTTGAGTGTTAGATAAGTCGTTTGGTTTCTCTTGTCTTAACACAAATGGGTTACCACTGCTATCAAAACTAATTTCATTACCATACCCGTTATTTGCATCTACTTTATATACAGTAGTACCGCCATTTTTTCTTACAATCTTTCCTTTTTGGCCTTTCGTATTCGCAGAAACACTTGTAGTAACAGTATTAGTTTTATTAGTGTTATAATTATAAGTAAAGAAATTACCTGCCGCTGTTACAGGGTTAAATAACACATGCAATTTGTCTTCTCCTACTTCAAAGTCATCAACTACAGCGTTTGTATCTTTTAGATCTTCAATCTTACTAATGAGATTATTGTTACTGTTAAATACGTATATTACATTATTAACACCTAATACATAAAACTCAGAGAAGTTATCTTTTCTACCGATTGCTTTTATTTCAATCTCACTCTTTCCGTCTCTTAATATAATCTCATCATAAGATTCGAAGTCATTATTTAAAAACATTAACTTACTCATTCTACCAGATTTTTCGTTTCGAGTAGGTAGGATAATATTAGGAGTAATTAAGTCAGTATTAAATATACCAAATCCTTCTTCAAAGTAATTACCTAGTATCTGGTAGCCAAATGGTAAGGTGTTGTCTTCAGTATGTAACCAAAAATTAGTACTAAAGTCTCCAATAGACTCAGTTTTAATTCTGCCTAATGTTTCTCCGTTTAGTACAATCTCATCGTCGTCTAATACCTTATCAACAACTTGAGGTACCCCTTTGTAATTAATATACTCTATCCCTGACGCTTCATTATATTGAGTATTATAAGCTTCAAATAACTTTCCATAGTCATTTGACCCTATATGATAAAACATATAATCATTATTAGGCTCAAATGTTAAACTAGATGAAACATCGAATGTCTCTGTTGTTTCAGCCCCAGCTGCAGTAACAACCTTATAATAAGATGTAGTAGAAAGAGCAGCGGTAAAGTTTTTAATAGATGGGTTATAATACCTATCTACCCATTTAGTTTCTCCATCACTATTACCTGATAACCAACTACACAAATAAGTCGGATCAGTATTATTACTGTAGTTGTTGTTTTTAATATCTACTCGTCTCTTGAAGACCTTGTCCGACATTAACGGATTATCTCCTGGTATAGCTCCTAAGTTTTCTATCTTAGAATCTTTAATATGTAGAACAGTATACGGAGATAAAGAACTAGGAGTTGTGAAGTATGTTAATTTATTAGGCTTAAATGCAATATCATATGTACCTATATTATAAGATACTCCTATTTTGTCTGTACCTGTTTGTTGGTTTGTACCTGCATGTATTTTTTCGTATACGCGGTTTAAATAGCCTGGTTCGGAATTAAAGTGATTATTTTCCGCGTAATATTCGTGTAGCGTAGCTTGGTTTTTTAAAGGAAATATATCTGCGTGTACAGTGTTGGTATTGTTCTGCTTTTGTTGAAAGTAATTATAATTATTACTATAAACAAAATAATTATTACTAATGTACTCTGTTACAGTACTAGTATTTAAATCTACAACATCTGTATTAAAAGAAGAAGTATATTTAACAAAACTATTAGGTAATGTCTTATAATCTTTTGTTAACTCATATCTATTAATATCAAATATACAAGCGCTAAGTAAACTTGCTGTATTAAAAAAGTTATCAATACCAGACAAGCTCAGGGTTCCTCCGTGATTACATAATCTACCATCTCGAGCAGATAACTCTGGAGTAACATTAGAAAGTATTATTTTATTGTTATCTATATTATATCTAAAACTAGGTATATCAGATGATACTGCTGACAATGGTAAAAATATCGCTGTAGTATCAGTACCAGAAACTGCAGCAAGATAATACGTATTGTCTGCAGAAGTAGTTGTAACAATAACTCTATCTTCTGGTGGAAGTGTATTGCCTGATGTCGCTGTTACATCGGTTGATTTGGTTAATGATGTACTTGTAAGTGTAAAAGTAAAAAAGAACTGGCTACTTAGGTTACTAAACTCAGTAGATGATACAAAATCAGCGCTTAGAGCTGAAGCAGCAGACCCTGAAGTCATAAGAAAGTCTCCGTCAAATTTTACGGTAGTTGTAAACTTCTCTGTTGCTTTTTTAGTGTAAGGTATTTTTAACTCTAAGATAGTAGATAGTGGTTGGAGCTCAGATAATATGTACTGAGTATTGTAATTTGTTTTTCTATCTTTAGCGTCTTTATTAAAGTAGTATTGATCTACTGTTAAACCGAAGTCAAAGTTTTCTCTATATTTTCTGAATACTAGCGTACTGTCGTGCATATGATTATACTCGACTGGCGTAATACTTTCAGTATTAATAGAGTTAATAATCATAGTTAAGAAATTTTAAATATATCAAGTTTACCTTTTTGAATTAAATTACTACTGGTAGCTCGTAACGATTCACCAAGATTTATAGTTACAACCTCCAGAATGTCGACAGATTTTATCCCTCTGTTAAATTTTTGTAGTTTGGCTATATACTTCGTAAATATTTCCTCACTCGATCCATCACTTTTGTCCTTATAAAAAGTGATTGTTGCGTCTTGAGACATTGAAACCGCAGCTGTAAAATTACCAGTTATCAAATATCTCGAACCATCTACGAAACCTTCATTTGCGTCTGGAAAGGTTAGTTTGAACGGATTTAATTGTACAGTACAGTTTGGGTTCGTTGTCGACGGATCAAGATCTGCTTTAGTAAAACCTACACTTGCTCTGCTACCACGACCTCCTCCAGTTGCTCCTGTGACTATACAATTACAAGCTGATGTTTGTAGAGTAATACTGTTAAGAACCGAGCTACTGGTAGATTCTAATACCCCTGCAAGGTTATCAAGTACAGTGCGTAATTCAGTTATGGCGGATGTGTTAGTTACAATATCAGCTGAAACAGACGCTAAGTTGGCGATAGCGTTAAAGTTAAATTTACCTAATTCTACTGTTCCACTAATTTGATCATATTGTGTATTAAGCCCTGGAGTTGTTTGATTGTTAAGAATATTAAAACCAGTTACCACATTATAATTTGTAGTAGACTCTCCTTCAACATTTTCATCCTTGAGTCGGTTAGCGAAACTAATATTATCCGTACCTATAACAAAGTCTTTAAAAGCAATCATCTTAGTACCATTGCTCGTTTCTATTAATAGCTTGTCACTATTAAGTATCTCTGTTCCAATATCAATATCTGATATATTAATAATTTCGTCTTCTATCGCCATATAATTATTTAATTCCTATTAGTAATTTACAAACGCTGTAATTGTACTTGTTTGTGTTGTTATTGAGTCACATCCAGATACATCATATAAATCTACATAAAAATAACCACCAGATGCAAGACCCATTACAGATGTTCCAACACCTGTATTAACATTAGTAAAATAATAATCTCCTAAAGAAACTCTTGTACCTACAATATCAACAAGCGGTATTGTAATTGTCTTTGTTGATAAGTCTACATCTTTAAGTAAATCCCCACAGTTCCAAGTTAAGAAACCGCTTAAGTGCATGAAACCAGAATTAGCAGTTAATGGTATGTAGAACAAAGACGGGTTGTTAGGTAAATTAACAGCGCCTTGATTATCTGGATCGGCAGCTCTTGTTCTATATTTTAGACTTATAGAACCGTTATTTTTAGGTAGACCTGTATTTGGGTTAATAATGTCAGTAAGACTTACCTGTACTCCTCCAGCAGTATTAGACTGGGATGCTTGAGTTTGTATGTACTCGGTTGTAAACCCTACATTAAATGATTCAGCACTTACTCCCTGACTAGTTGCTAAAGCAGGATCATATACATCTGTTTCGTTATCTACATCTAATAAGCTCAATCCTAGTACTTCAGGGTTTTTGTTAATAAATGTTAATAACAACTTTTCATCATTTTTATCATCATTAAAGTAATCTGTTTTTAACAAATTAACATTTTCATATTTTTCGATAGGAGCTTTTTCGACTGTAAATTTTAAATCTATAACATCTACTTCTTGATCGTCTCTATATATTGTAAAGTATACATGCCGGGTCGCCATGTCAGTGAAATCACTTTCAATAGTATGTGTGAATGTATGACTAGATAAAGATGGGATTGTAGATGCTGAAAGAGGTCTATTTACTACAAGTTCTTGCCCATCATCGAAATCTACTATAACTTTATTGATGCGATAGTTACCACCTGCCGCAGCATCATAGCTACTTAAGCCACCAAAGTCGAACGTAACGTCATTAGTACCAGTGATAGATTTAGACTTAGTCTTCGTTCCTCCGAACGGACTAGGTGTTGCTGTTACTGTGTATGTCGTTGTATTCATTATTAGCCTTGTAGATCTTTCAGATCATAACTACCTTCAGTTGCGAACCAATTGCCTTGTGTAGTTACCCCGGTTGCAAAAAATTCTGGATACATTTTCTGTAGGTTAGCTTGTTCCGTGGAAATATCTATAGGAGTTCCTGTTGTGTTAGGTAGAAAATAGTATGTATAACCATCTTCATAAGCAGTTAGCTGCTCCCATTTTACCCCAAATGCCTTGCTCATTTTTTTAGCTTCATCTAAAGTTATAACTAGGGCTTTTTCTGCGGACGCATCATCTATATCATCTGGTATATTTTTAATATTAAGTATATTGAATGAAATTTCCGCTAAGCCTACGAAACCGTTTGCGTCGTTTCCACCCTCAATACCAGTTAAGTTTATACTAACATTTGGTTCTAGTACTCGACAAACCCCGCCTCCGTTTTGGTATTTCTCATCCGCGTCTTCTTTAGAACCGACTTTAACCCAGTTCCAATCTGGTCTTCCATCTGCGCCTTCCCATTGTTCCATTTTGCCTTCCCATGGATTATCTGCAGTTTCTACCATAGGCATTAACTCCCATACTTTAGTATATTTCTCAACTCCGTTCGCTTCAAAGTCTTTTTCTATGGCATCGATAAACAGTCTTTCAAGTTCGTCGTAATCTTCTGTATAATATACTTTAGTATCTGTTGTTAACCCTAGTTGCCTAACTCTCATATATACAATATATTCTCTATCGTTATATATGATTGGATCAAAAAGATGACCATTAAACATGTTTGCAGAATTAGTTAATAATTGGTTTACCGGTGCGCCTAGTACAGGTCCGCGATCACCAGCCAAGAAACAAACAGCGCCCCATCCTTTATTACCTCCAAGAGTGAATGTTTCTTCACCTGTTGATGTTATTCGTTTTCGGAATGAAGGTAATAAGTTTGCAATTGGCTCTGACGGTACAACTAGATCAGCAGGTACTCCGTATATTTTTTCTACAGTTTCTCCTGTCGCTCTTGGTATTGAACCTCCGCCGATTTCTGGTATTAAATCTCCACGCTCAACTGCTTGTACAACTGTATCAATATCTTCCGGTCTGATTCCAGTGTATTTAACCTCTACATCTTGTTCTATAAATTCTGGTTCATTATTATCACACAATGTAATCTCGGTTGTATTTGTCCGCTCATATAATTCACTTGCTATATTGTTTTTTGATGGGATAACCATTTCTATGTCTACGTTATCATCTAGCTCAGAATAAGTGAGTCGTTCTCTAAGATTCTTAGAAGATTTGTTTAAATAATCAATCCGGGTTTTTTGTTCTTGTGTTTCTGGTTCTATTTTTTCTTCCCACGGGTTATGTACTTTAACTCCTTTTACTTCAAAGGAATGTAATTCAAACTGACTTACTTTTGTACTTGTAGTAAAAGATAGACCTATGTTTAGTAACGGGTATTCATCGTTTTGTACCTGAAAACCAGACCACGGGTCATACATATTACTACCACCTACATTACCAGCATTACCAGTCGTACTATAATAACTTCCTTGTATCTTATTAAGACGTAAATCTAATATAGTGTTATATGTTTCACTCGATGTGAGTTTATGCGAGACAGTTAATCTATTTCCTTTATTAGTTAGATCTACTCTGTAATCAACAAAAACTGCATCAGCTGCAGACGTATGTAGAGGTATAGCAGTTGAACCAGGAACAGCAGAAAGATCTACTGAGGTTAATATTTGATTATTAGTAAATCTGTTTCCTCTTATCGATACTGAACATGGAGAAGGAGTAGTTGTATTTACATTAAACCACCCAGGTTTATCTTCTGTAGTTTTACCAAAATTACCAGCTATATCAAAACCGACCCCTATGAAACTATTTGCTTCTCGTCCATCACCAATACAACCATATGTTTCTTTAAATGGATTCCAATTGTTTCTCTCAAACAAACCAACTGTAGTTTGAGCAGAGCCAGCGGTTTCAACTACATTGAAGTCTGCTGGGCTATAACCGAGTGTTGACGCAACACCATTAGGTACAACATACCGATCCTTTTGAGGCTGTTCAAACAAATATACACAAAAACCTTCCCCAGCTCCAGCAGGGGAATATTGCTGTATCCATCTTGAAGCACTATTACCTACTGTTTGAGTACTCGCATAAGCAGTAGGAGCAGGTACGTTAAAACTTCTCGCCCGAAAATCTATTCTTATAGTATGTTGTGGATCATAAGCAGCGTATTTTGGATTAACAGTTATATAACCACCGCTAAACATAAGAGGGAAATTTTTATCTCCTGTTAATGCGTCAAATGCTGTATCGGTATAATCTTGAATTAAATTAAAGCCTATTGCGCTTGTACTTTCTACATGTGTAGGAGACACCATGTAGTTAGGGGACCTTTCTATTTCTGCACCGACTGCTGGGTTAAACCAAGAAGCGTTTTGGTTACGTACAGTATTACCACCAAGATATAAATCAGAGTTTAAATAACCACTGTCAAATGTAAATCGACCGTTTACGGCTGATAAGGAATTTTGTGGTAAAAGGGATTTAGCTTTTAATAAATGAAACTTACTATCTACATCTTCAAATATGTAATTATTAATTACTAACCCATCTACATCACTAGCGAACCGACCTAAAAAGGTTACAGAATATCTTGACGTGTCCTTATTATAATTAATGAGAGGTTTTGTTATAGAGTCAAAATTTAAATCTTCTACAGGACATGGAGGAGTTAATTTAAATATATCAGAGTTTTCATCTGTATGAAAGGTGTCTAAATTATCAGGATATATTGTTTGTCTATAATTTGTATCTTTATCGATTTTGTAAATTATTGGTAATGCACCGTATATAGTATCTCCTGATTCGCATCTTGCTGCAGTAATAGCACTAACAGTACAAACGAACATTTCTTTCGTTTGATCGTTGTAAAATATGTCTGACTGTTTGTTGCTAAAAGGCATATAATTATTTACTAAGTTATTATAGATTTCGACCCTGCGGCGTTTTTAAATGTACCGTCATCAAATGTATATTTTTCAGTTAATGTTTCTACGTTAGTTTGTATGTATATTGAATCTTCGATAATCTCAAAATCTTGTATTTTATTAGATGTGTAAATTCGGCCTTTTGTTGCAGCAGAATGTTTATTAAACACAGCAGACATGGCTTGTTTTAAAGTTAATACTTCTTGAGAAAAGTTATTACGTACAAATATCTCTCCAAACTCTTCAAATTGCTGCTCAAATAACTGATACTTTGTTGCTGTTGGTTGGTTGAGGCTCGCTGACTCATACGTAGTAATTGTATTAGAATAAATTGCAGTCGAATCAATTGTGTAGTATGGTATAGTTATATCTTTAAAATAATTCTCAATTAATAAATCTGAGCGACCTGGGTGACTTTTAAACGGACCACCGTCAACCGCTGAGACAGCAGATACGGAACCACATGATAAGGCTATTGTATGTAGGTCTGTACAATTGTATGTTGATAATGGCGCAAAGAATGAACTACCAGCTCCACCAATACTGCCTAGATCATTTAATGTGTTGTCATTAACAATGAAGGTATCATATATTCCAGTCAACCCTGTATACGCTGTAGGGCTATCTGCTTGAGCTGCGGATATAGCAGATAAAAGCGGATTAAAATAAAGACCGTCATAAAACTCCGCGGCTGTTGTACAGCTTGTATCTGTGCTAGATGACTCTTCGCTTATATATGATGTTCCTGCTTTTCTCTTTGGGTATACCGACTTAATAAAGTAAAACTCATTACCATATACATCGCTCCGTAATTTAACACCTGTCTTGTTTGTGATAAGTAAATCATCTAAGCGTTTACTTTCCGGAAATATATTCAAAACACTTACCGGATAAGTATCTGTATTTCTCCAATCGATATGACCTTCTGCATCTTCCCAAAAACTAATATTATCTTCTCTTTTGTTAATACCTGCAGGAGTATATTCTAAACTGTTTTCTTGGCTTTGATAACCATAATTGCGTACAATTTTATTATTATAAAAATTAATAGAATTTGTTCTATCATTATTTTTAAATGTGTTTGTTTTAGATTTAAAAATTAATGGAGTACTTTGTTTAACTTTTATATTGCGTAAAATATTGCCTTTGTGGTCTTTAATATAACCAACTGCTTTTAACCCTGGTTCATATTGGTGTGGGTTTGGAATTAAATACTCTCTTCCGTTGAACGCAGATAAATTAATATTAAAAGTTAGACCAAAAGAATTAAAATTATTTGTACCAGTATTTTTATATGAAAGCTGAAAAGGAAATATATTCGTATTTTTCTCATTTACAATACCGCCAAATAAATTAGGGCCATATCTTTGTGTTAGGTTGTTTGTAGGATTAACATTATCGTATAAAACTTCTACATTAGCGTTCTTTTTATCTCCTGACAGCCGATATATATCATTAGCTAAATATTTTTTAATTAGATCGCGTTCAAGAATAAATTTTAAATTATCTAATGTTTTTATTTCATTACGAAAATATCTATTAGGTAGTCTTTCATAATTAGAAAACGGGTCATTAATACCTAATAAAGCGCTTGGGGTAGAGATGTTATTAGTTTCAACTTTACATTGTTTACCGTTTTTATTAATAGTAATTAATTGAAATATATTTTTTGATTTAGACTCTCTTAAAACTCTGTTGTCAATATTGTCGACTAAATCTTTATCAATCGGGTGTATATTATATATGAATTCGTCAGATACGTAATGGTCTATATCTATAGAAATTGCATTAGCGATTTTTTCAACATTTATATCTGTAGTTGAAGTATCAGTATTTTCAGTTATAAAATCTTTATTACTTAAAAGCTTAGAAATATAATTCTTTAAGTATTGTTTTACACCTGCTTTAGATGTTTTTAGTTTATTTTTAGTTGTACTAAAAGTAGCTTCATCTCTTAACTCCTTTACACTTAATACCTGATTACGAATTATATTAACAAAATAATGTACCCCTAATTCTAGTTCATATATATCGTCTGTATCTATTTCATTTAAAAATCTTCCAACATCGGGATCTAAAGTATCTAATGTTAAATTTTTGAGGAACTGGGTATAAATAGACCTTGTGTAGTTGTTTTTTGTATCTGTATTGGCTTGTTTTTGTTCTTTCCAGTCAACCAAATAATTATTATATAATATAGATAATTCAGTCGCGTTGCGATTGTCATTATAATATTGCTTCCATTCTACAAATGATAATGGATTAGTTGTATTTAAATCTATTGTCATATGCTAAGGCCCTTCCGTATTTGATAGTCTAAATTCTTATACATTATACCATCATCATTAGTCCAATTACCGCTTAAAGATGAAGCAGTTCTTGTTATTGTTGTATATGGGTTATTGTAATCAATTAAATTTGCTTGTAAATTTTTAATTGCTGAAGTTGGGTCTGTTACCGTATATGGATAAAAATCATACATAGTAGACAACCCGCTCGCACCTGTCACAGTAGTGTCCAAAGGCCATCCCCAATTGCTATAAAGGTTGTATGTCGATAGCGCGTATGTACTTGACTCTCCAGAGGAACTACCATCAACATTTTTAGTAGCAACCTTTTGAGGTTTAATTATTAAAAATTCGTTATTAAATTTTTGTCGTGCTACAAAATTTGTATACGCTGTAACTGTATATGTAGAAGCAGTAATTGGGTTGTTGAAATCTACATTCACACCGTCTGCAGAAGAAGTATAAAAATTCGAGTTTAAGCTTTCTGAAAATTGTTCATAGTTACCTAACAATTTAGATACCTTTATACTAAACGTATCATACAACCTTTTTAGTTCTGAAGGTGGTTCTGGTAAAATAATATCTACATCCTCATTCAGTAAATCATAAAAGGATTGTATTTGATTTATTTTACATAAATCAACATCGTTATGATTAGTAACAAAGTTAGCTATTTTAGAGAATATAGTCTTACCAAATGTAGTCGGGCTTGAACTCGCTTCTCCTACAAATGATGTAAATATCCCGTCAAATAGATTATCATACTCATGCATGAATGATTGGAATCTATAACTCTTAATTACTTGAGAGTAATCTATATCTTCGTTTTGTAAATAAAACTCAACGTCGTTAGTTGACGGGTAAACTGTAAATGTAAACGAACCAGTATAATGTTGTGTATTTTCCCCGACGTTACCACCAACATTGCCGAAACCAGAAAGCGAGCTCGTGTTAGCGCTTAGAGATTGTATGTTCGCAGAAACATTTAATGTCCATGTTCCAGCGCTTAATGGGTCGATATTTAGATATAAAAAGCTACTTAACTCTGTGTTACTTGTAGTGCTGTTATATGGGAACTTATCAGTACTTACACTGCTTATATTAGTGGTGTGTAAATCTCCACCACTTGCCCAATTGACATAAAAATTATTATCAGTAGCAGATAACGAACCGATATTGCCGTTTGTAATTCTTTTAAAGTCAGAAAAGTTCTTTAATATATTTTTGTCTTCGTCTTGTACTCCTATAAAAACCTGAAACTTATCTCCTTGTCTTTTATAATTAATCGCCGACATTTGTTTCATTCCAGTAGATGTAAAAGAAAACAAATCAGAAAAATTTGGAACTGGTTTAGTAATTTTAACTAAAATACCGTCGTAGTTTTTAAGAGCACCTCCTCCGGTTTCAAGGAAGTTTTGACCGCTACCGTTAATATCTGTTTCTATATTATCTACATAGAAATTTTTGAGACGATGTTTACTAAGATCAAGCTTTACAATTAATTGGACTCCTGGGTCTATGTTTGGGGTGTCGTCATAATAACTTAACACCACATTTTTACCTGATAATGTTTCTGATCCTGTCAAACCAGATACCGAAGTATTATAACTGTTAACAGCCGTCTGTGGGTTATTTGTAGCGCCTAGCATGTAGGTTTTTATGCCTAACGCGCTTAATTCTGGAATAAAACTATCCGCAACTAACTTAATAGTATTATCTTTCGGGTTAATAGCGTAATTGCGTTTATTAACTTTTATGTTTACTCCTGTATGATCAATGCGTACAGGTTTGTCTCCCGATCGATCATAAAAAGCATTAAAAGGTAATAAATGAGCATATTTATTCTTGGTGTCGTATGGTTTTGATTTACTACCGCTCGCTGTAACATAAAGAGTAAAGTCTTCTGTTCCTGTAATAGAATCTGTTGTTGATACATCTTGCCAAGAAGCAGTTATAAGAGTTGGAAATTTTTGGCCAGGATCATCTGTACTACCAGCTCTGAACATCATACCAGAGACACTATCTACTTCAGTGTTCGATAATTGTATATTCGTTTCTACATAGTTGTATACTGATACAGTTTCAGTAAGGGTATTAAAATACGCAGTTCCGTTGATATCATAGTAATAAACAGCTACAGTATAAATGCCAGGAACTTTGTATGTATGAGTTGTAGTTGGAGTGTTTCGTGCACTTAGAGTGTTACCATCTCCAAAATCCCAAACTGCAACAGTAGTAGAAATCGGCGGATCGACTAGTTCATTAAACGAAGTTGAACCTGTGAGATTAGATGTAAAGGTAAATTCACTTATACGAGTGAACCCGCTATGAGTGGCAGATAAACTGTGTACATTGTTCACAGGAGAAGGTATCGACCCGGATGTGTTTACCGATAGAGTAATCGGTACTGGTACACTTAATGGACATTTTTCCTCAGCGCTCATTAATATTCAACAACCCGTTTGTTAGTGACTTGTGACTTTACTACGATTTTATCTTTAAAAGCAACCGGGCTTTCAATGTACGGTATTTGATATGGTTTTAATTTGCATCTAGTATCGAATACTTTTTTATCCTTCCCATTGTAGATTGGATTAAACACACAAAATGAAAGACCAGGAGTACTTCTATTTAAATCTGTACGTAATGTTTCTATGCCTTCTATGCCTTGTATTTTTTCAATCTCATTATTAAGGTATCTTACATCAATAGTATCTCCTAGTTTTAGATTATTAATGTATGTAGTAATAATATTATACACTTTACTTTTTAAATCGTCTTCATTTATTAAAGCACGAGCTTGTTTAGTTATAACTAATTGAGTACTATCTTTATATCTAAGTCTATTTACTTCCCCTGAAAATCGTAATGATAAATCTAAATTTAAATAAACCGGGTCAATAAAAGCAATCTCACTATTTAGTAATTTATAATCTGCGATCTCGTTTCGAATTTTTTCTTTCAGAGCATTAGAGAGATAATTTGATCTAGTAATTACAGATTTATTTTTTCTTAAATTAGGTACAATAGTTAAGTATATATTATTTGCATCTGAACTATCCGCAAAATAATACTGATTAAACAACGCGTTAGTCTCGAGACTATAATCTGTTAAACCAAGTTCATCATCTAGATATTTTAAATAATCGTTAGTGTAGTCACTATTGTTTTGTACAGTAACGTCATAAACAAGGTTCTTATAATTACGTTCTATAAAGCTTTTATAGTCATCCTTTGTTGTAAGTTTATATTCTGAGCTAAAGAATCTTGGTGCGTTTTGTTTAATTTCATCTGCGTTTTCTTCTTCTCCGAAATCGGTACTATCTTCTGTATTACTTATAGTAGTGTTCAATACAGTCTCAATCGTCAAAAAGTTCAGAGATGTATCTTGGGTATCTGTAAGAATGTTATCATACTGTGAAGTATTGTATATGTTTAGCGAGCTACTATTAAAAGTATTCTTTGTTACTTTACCATCTGTACCAGAAGATTTGAGGTAGTATACTGCGATTTGGTCCCCTTGATTTAATTTTCTTCCGTTAACACTATTGCCAAACTTTATTTCATAGTTTTTATTTTCATTGTATCTAATTTCAAAACTTCTTTCATTTGGTTTTGACAAGTACAAAGAAGGAACTCGTGACCATTCATACCATTTATTATTAGAATTAACTTCTTTTACATATACGTAAATATTAAAATGATCAATTGTAGTATTACCACCGGGTAAAATGTTTACTACTTCGAATTTTTCTCCTATAGGGTTAATAATAGGATATTCTTGTAATGTACCTTCATACATTAATTGACTTCCAATTGCAGAGATTGTTTCAGTATCAGAAGTAGTTTTTTCAAATGTTACGTCTTTAGTGAAAGTAAATGTTTTACCTTGACTTGTTGCGAATGAAAATTTAGGAATAGTATAATAACCAGCAGACAAATCAGAAGTACCTTTTATTTCTACCGGTAATACAGCGGTTTGTTTACCTACTGGCTTATAATCAATAAGCTTAACAATCCGATTAATATTCTCGTATAGTTCTGCGTCATTAAAATTACTTTCAGAGCTAGTTTGGTTTAAGTAAAAAAGTAATGTATGGTATGAGTACGCAATTATATCTATAAGGGCAGAAATATTACTACCCTCAAAGTTTTGATCAGTAAAATTAATTGTCGTGTCGTTATTAATTCTATCAATGATCAGATCTCTGAGACTCTGGGCATCAAACCCAGTGTACGCATTTGTTGGTAGATTAAATTCTGTAAAGTTTGCCATAATTATGAGTAATTAAATCCTTGTGTTGTTAATAATCCAGACGCTGTTCCTTTTTTATTATTTAACGACGGGATAGTTATTGAGATGGTAATTTTGTATTCATTATCGTCTGGTCGTGCAACTACACTCACATCGTTAACAACTATACGAGGCTCATACAAAGCTAACTCTTCATATATTGTTTGCCCTATAGTTTGGCCGTTTTCTTTAGAAACGTTTTCAAATAAATACTGTTCAAGATCTAAACCAAAAGTTGGGTTTAGAATTTTCTGACCTTTTTTTGTATTAAAAATATTACTAATAGAGTTGTAAATAGCTTTTTCATCATAGTCAATTTTAAGGTCTTGCTTGTTTTTTTCTGCACCTGTTGGAGTATCAGGTGTTTTTGCATCTAAATCAATATCTAGATGTAAATCTGCATATGAATAGGAACGAAAACTGTTCTTATTCTTTACATCTTTTAGTATATCTAATTTAAGAGCCATCTATAATTATTTAATTTAAAATGGCTAAAAACAATAAATAATTTAAATGAGTAAATTCGATACTATATTTGAGGCGCAAATTGGTAGATTCGTCAAATCCGGACCTATTGCTGGAGATTATGTCAAGTTTGCAAGTAATATGAAATCTTCTGATTGGTACTCAGGACTAGACGAAGCTCGTAAAGCTTATGTTGACGAGATTGTTACTGTTGCTGAAGAAGGAAAACCACTTATGCTTTCTACTATCAAAAAAGCAGTATACGAAACTGAAACAACAGATAGTGAAAAACAACTCGCTGATATTGCAGTAGAAATCTCACCTGGATTTTATGCCCAGAAGTTAACAGTTCCGTTAGAATTATTAGAGTTCGCTATTTCTTCGGCTGATGCGCGCGGTACACAGAAAGATCCAACTAATGACGCGGATCATAAAGTTACCTTAAAACCTGAAGAAGCAGAAACAACAGCAGCAGATGTTGGACAACCAACACATGTACCTGACGGGGATTATAAGTTAACTACTGCGAAGTACTTAAACGCGTAATTCTAACATACAAGAATAGAAGTTGATCTCCTGATCTATACACTGACTATTCTGATAAAAATATCTAGAGACTGTAATTAAACAGTCTCTTTTTTTATCTTCATCCATCGTATATTCATATAAGAAGTCAAATAGTTTCTTAAACAACATATCATAGTCATTATTAAACAATGCTTCGTTCTCAATAATGTACTTACGTATCTTCATATATTGCTTACTTGGTAATAGATTAGATACTATTTCTTTAAAGAAGTTATCAGCATTAAAGTCTTTCTGCTGGTTTCCTTCAGATAGATGAAACTTTTGAATATTGTTTATACCTTTACGAAAATCAGGATAACAACTATTCACAATGCCCATAAAGTCATCTTTGCTTATAGACATTTCTTCTAACTTAACTATAGATATAAGCTTAGCAATATAATCAGACTTATCGTAATTAATATCTATAGTTTGACACCTACTCTGTAAGGCAGGTATAATTTTATGTTTATAATTAGCGGTTAATACAAATCTAGTTAAGTCGTGATATTCTTCAATTGAATTACGTAATGCTTTTTGCGCATCAACAGATAAACCATCACACTCATCTAGAATAATAACTTTGATATCGCCAAATAAACTTTTTGTTTGAGCGAAATTTAGTACTTTAGTTCTTATAGTATCAATACCGTTTTCATCAGATGCATTGATATATAGATATTGACACTTAAGAATGTCATTTACTATGACTTTAGCTAAAGTAGTTTTACCGATACCTGGTTGTCCTACAAATAAAATATTAGGGAGAGTTTTATCCTCTTTTATTTTATTAAAATAGGTAATGATATTCTTGTTTAGAACTACATCGTCTAAACAAGAAGGCCTATACTTCTCACACCAAATATCAGATATTTCCATTATGCTTTATCTGTTGAACCAAACCCTGCATCACCACGATCAGCCTCGGTAACTTCTTCAGCCCAACTTACATTTGCAGTAATATGAGGGTATAAAACTAATTGAGCAATCTTACTACCTGCAGGTAGAACCCAGTCTGACCCACTAAAGTTATAAAGCTTAACTCCAAGATCCCCACGATATCCATTATCAATAATACCTAAATGAGGCTGTAAGCTTTTCTTAAAACCCAAACCACTCCTAGGTTCAATTCTAAACCACCAACCCGGTTCCAAATAACCTAAAGTCAAACCAACAGGTACTACAGCTGATCCTTTAGCAGGGATTGTTGTTTCTTCTACACTAGTTAGATCATAACCAGAATCACTAGCATGTGCACGCTCAGGTAATTTAGCATCCTTATGCGTCTTGACGAACTCCATTTTTACGCTACTCATACGACTAATATAGTGTAAATAGAGAGTTATTCAAGTAAATATTTTTATGGATGATATTAATCCGGATGATTTAATTTCTCAGTTAAAAGCTATCCCTGCGGATAGTAATAAAATTTCTAGAGCTGTACAAGAACGACCAGAGCTAGAAAAAGAGGAAATCGAAAACTTCGTTATACAAAATTCTGCTAAACTTATACAAGATAGCTTAGAGTTAATTGATAATATGAAAGAGGTAGTTCATCATATGCCCGAAGCAGAGAATATGTCTGCTCTGTCTGAACTCGTAAAGGCGTCGACAGGTGCTATCGATACTCTTAACAAAATTGTATTACAAGATAAAAAATCTAATACTACTCTCAAAGCTAAAGAGATGGATATTGAATCTAAGAAAGAGTTACAACAGTCAGATCAGAAACACGCTCTTACTATGAGTAGAGAGGAAGTTATCGCAAACTTATTGAACGCAAAAGACGCGATAGATGTTGAAGCAGAAGTAAAAGAACCAGACAAGCTTACTTAAGTATATCTATACTAAACGGTCGCTGCAATGTCTCTACTTTGTTCTTTAAGATATCTACTCTTTCTTTAGATCTCTCTACTACAATATCAAAAACACCAGGTACCATCTTTTGTTTGTTACTAACTTTATTTGTAGTTAGCCAAGTGAGCAGTTTGTAAGAACCTCCAAGTACAATAGCAATAACTTCGTTTACCTCATCTTGGTTTTGTTTTAGTCTTCTATAATGGAAGTGATCAGTAACGAGATTTTCTCTATGAGCCATACTCCCAATATCAGCTGTACTAATGACTTGCTGCATGTTACGTTTAAATAAAGCTTCTGCTCTTCTACTAAGACCTAAAATATTCTTACGAGTATCAAGTTCTAATTTGTCATCAATAATACCGTTAAATGGAAATGGTGTTGGATCAGAGTCTTCATCTCCGTAATGCATATATCTACTTTGAGGAGTTTGGTATTGTGAGAAAATAAAACCACAACTCTCGGAGACCTCTTGTAAGAAAGTATCTTCTACATTAATTTTCTCTTGTAATAATTCTTTTACTTTGTGATGGCTCTTTCTATATTTGTCTAACCACCATGCAATAAACTCTCCATGTTTATCTTCATTTACTATATCAAACGCAGAGGAAATATTAGCTATCTTTTCATTTACTTCTTGAGTAGTATCTTCAGTAAGAGGTATCTCTCTCCCTTCAGTTGTTTCAGCAATTAAGTTACCATCTGTACTTACAAATATAATAGCATCTCCGTCATCAGTAGTCTTCAAAAACTCTCCAGGGTTTAAACTTATTTCTAACTGTTTAAGATATTTTGTTGCTTTAGGATTTTTAGCAAAAGATTGTAAGTTAATATTAGAGTTAGCTAATTGTTCCCAAAATGTAGCTTCAGCTGTTATAGGATCAGCTTCATATCTTAAACTATCATAGTACTTAGATAGAGCGACAAAATTTATATAATGCTCTATTACAGTGTTAAAGTTTGTATACGCTACATGAAAGTCAACAGTATTGTTCAACTTTATATCTACAACTCTTGGTACTCCTGTTTTTGATGGTATAGCGCTCATTTCGGTTTATCTAATTTTATACATTCAATACTACTATTAAATTCTCCTTTCTTTAACGTAGTAGTATTACTTATTATATACCAAAAACCAGGTATTTTTTTAGCGAACTCGTTTTTAGATCTTAAGTCTATAGTCATATAAACAAATCTATTTGCACAGTAATTTATATTACCAGGAGTATCAAATGTAGCTTTTGTTAAACTAGAAAGTAATTGTTTTTGTAATTCTATAGTACCTAAATGTCTTGTAGAGTCTTCATCTGAGAGAGCGAATATTTTATTTTTAATATTATAATCACTATTGTTATCAATATTGATTTTGTTATCAGATCCTCCTGGTAATGCATCTAAGCCTGTTATTTCTTCTACCCGATCTATAATTCCTTGATCACTGTGGAAAGTAAACTGTTTCCCTAGCATATCAAACTGTATAACTTCGTTCTTTGATAGTTTGTTTACTGTACTGTCAGGTTGTATGTCTCTTAACTTTATATCTTTTAGATCTAAGGGTATATAACTAAAAGATCTACCGAACAAATCTACTGTACTATTATTAGTGTATTCTTGCTGTAAGTCATTTGTTTGTAGTTTAAAAATCGCGGCCAGACCGCTTGAAATTTTTATATTGTTGTTTTCTTTTTTATATAGCTCTTCAATATGTTTTTTAAGAGACTTAAGTTGAAATTTACCATTGTAGTATGTAAGGATGCCAGTACCTTCATCACTCGAAACATATGAAGATAATATTTGAGAAATACCAGTTAATGCTGATGTATTCGCTGGTAATGTATAATACAAATTACCTATGCCATAATCCCAGTTGTCAGTATCGACAATATCTTTTTGTTCTGTAAATGTTTCTAATAAATGTTTTAATGCGCGACCAGCGTTAACTTTTTGTTCACCATATTGATTAATTCTGGTCTTTTCGTTTAATAAATCTGTACTCCAACTCTGTCTTTTATATTTTAAATGATTAAAAATAACATCAACAAAATAATAAGCAGTTTGTCTTGAGCCTCCTTGTACAGTGTTTATTTTATTTTTTACTACGAATAATTTATCTACTAAAGTAATATTTTTATTTTGACCAGATAAGAATGTAATTTTTAATTTTAAAAACAGCTTTCCATCTCCATATTCATTAACATTTGATACAGGAGATTTTAAGTCTAATTTATTAAGCACATCCATATTACTTTCATTACCAGTAGTAAGGGTACCCATTAAAAACGGAGATGTATGATATGTCTCAAAACTAACACTCTCGAAACTATTAGAATCTATAAACCTACCTTCCCCTTTGGTATTAAAAAGAACAGCAACTACTTTATATTCCGTACTATTAGCGTTAACTGTAACAGCTAATTCTTTTTTAGGTAAAACTTTTGATGTTGCAGGGGTTGTCATGCAGTTAGGTTTTTAAGTTCTTGTAAAACTACGTTAACAAAATCTGGTTTAATTATTTTGTACACTGCTCCTAACTCTGGATTGTTAATAGGGTTATAGACTTTATTAGTTAAACAAATTAACCACCATAAGTCTTGACTACCATATATTTCATGAGATAAAGCAGTCCATGGTTTATTACTATTAATTCTATATTCTATATAAATCTCTGACTGGAGATCGTCAGGTATAGATATCTTCTTTATAATATTGTAGAAAAAATACTTATCGTCTTTCGCTAATTTAAAAATATTCTCATAACGAGTATCTTCTAGATTAGGTAACTCTTTTATGCTGTTTTGGTATTTCTCTATATCAGTAATCATTTTATTCTTCTGTTGCAACTACATTAGTGCTAAATGCATCGTAGTATAAGTTTTGAGTTTCTGGTACCAAGCTTTGTATAGTTAAATTAACTTCATAACCTTCAGGTATTACAACCTGGCTAGGCTTGCCGTCTATAAATTCATTTATAGTTTTATTACGTCGAACACCGATCATTTTTATTTCTATATTGCTAATATAACTCCATCTATAACTAAACACTCCAGGTAATAATGCTCTATATATTACTGGTGGTACAAAAGTAATTTTGTTAATTCTATTAGGTAAGTTTTGATATAATAACAAATAGATTAATCTAAAGTTTGTTTCAAAACCACCATATTCTGCGTCTTTAGTATTATCTAAAAAGAATGAAATATTATGACTGGGTCCATCACCGTAAGTA